GGTCTATGTGGTGTTGGTTTGTCAATATTCTTTTTTTGTATTATACATGTATCTTATTATTGGTATTACCATTTTGCATGTAGATAGTTTCGATAAGCTTTCTTCGTATGATTGCATTTCTTCAAGAGATGAAGGTCGACTTTTGCTGATTTACCCCCAGTCAATGCACTTGCTAGCCTTGCCTTCGCCCAGGATTGAGCGGTTTGGTTCGGTCTGGATCCACCTGAATAATATGCCCCCTCTCCTTTCCGTAAGATTGCCTTTAAAACTTGAATGGGACAACCGGATGCCTTGGCCAAGGCAGGCGTAGCACCGATATGGTCTACTCGATACATTGCCTTGGCTTTTGTGACATGTTTCGAGGGTTTAGATGTGAAACTCGAAACCAGAGGGCGTGGCACATAAACCCCTCTTGTATACATTCGTCTAGATCTCTGTATTCCTTTCCATTGTTTTTCTCTGTCTTTTTGTGTCAATTGCCTAGGTAGGTAACGCTGTGGGATGTATCTTGACTTGATCATACTTTATATATGGGTTTACTTTATTCTTTTAAAATATCCAGCTGATCTAATGATTACGACTGTGCTCATGGGCGGACTAGGTAATCAATTGTTTCAACTATTCAACCTCATCTCCTATGCTGAAACCCATCGACAGGAATTCTTCATAGAAGATGTTCCACCACAGCGTGAAGATCGACCTTTTTATTGGGATACGTTTCTTGCACCCTTACGTAAGTATTTGAAACCTCCTGCCTCTTTACCCATATATGAGGAACATAGATTTAATTATGACCCTATCCCACCCTATCACCGTATCAAACAACCCTTTAAGCTACTCGGTTACTTTCAGTCCTATCAGTATTTTCAGAAAGACGATAATGCTATGTTTGAACACATTCAACTTTCAGAAACCTTGGCCCGTGTACGTAGATTGTATCCATTTGAGTTTAATAACATGATTTCAATGCATTTTCGTGTAGGAGATTACAAGTATTTGCCTGACCATCATCCAGTATTACCTCTGTCTTATTATACAAGTGCATTGAATGTCATGATGCGAATGACATCCGCAAGAAAAGTGCTTTATTTCTATGAACCATCTGACGAAACACATGTAGATGACCATATTCAAAAATTGAAAAAATTATTTCCAGATATGACGTTTGTATCGATCGACCATACCGTACCGGACTACGAACAGTTGTGTATCATGGCATGTTGTTCACATCAGATTATTGCTAACAGTACATTTAGTTGGTGGGGTGCCTATTTCAATACAACTCCTGACAAAATTGTGACCTATCCATCGATATGGTTTGGACCTGCACAACGAAAAGATACGACAGACCTTTTCCCTACGACATGGATTAAAATATAAGTATTCGTATTCTTTTTAGTCTAGACCTATAATATGCTCTTGATCATCGGTGGACTACACTTTAAAAACCAACGCGGATTAGAGGAATTATTAAAAGGAGAATACGTCTATGGAAACATGGAAGATATACCAAACTATACCCATATTTATTCTCCATCTGCACCTATCGATACATCAAAATACCCAGACAAGTTATTTTTGTTTGGTCCACACTTCTCTCTTTTTCCTGATACAAAACTATTAACCATTCATAATGTCCACAACAATTCATGTTATCTCTTGCCTAGCCAGTGGATAGTGGATGTATGGAGAGAAAAAAATGCCGAGGTCTTTCTGCCACTGACCGTATTTCCTTTTCCTGTTGACACGACGACCTTTTCGCCAACCGGGCAGCCGAGACAAAAGGTCTTCGTGTATTTTAAGCATCGTGACCCTTTTGAACTTGCTGAAATAGAGAATTATTTAGAAAAGAAAAACATTATGTATACCCTTTTCGACTATGGAAAAGGGTATAAGGAACAAGAATACATAGCCGTGCTGAAAGAGAGTAAATACGGTATTGTGTTGGATGCTTACGAAACCCAGGGGTTTGCCATAGAAGAAGCCCTGTCAGCAGACGTGCCTTTGTTCGTATGGGATTGTCGAACCATGTTACAGGATTACAATAGCGTACAAAAAGATATTCTATGTACCAGCATTCCTTATTGGGACGATCGTTGCGGAGAAAAAGTCTATACCCTTGGACAATTCGATCTGGAGTTTCCTAACTTTCTCTCAAAACTGACCACCTACGAACCGAGACAATATATCCTCGAGAACCTCAGTGTAGGAAAATGTAGAGAACGATGGAATGCATTGTTCGATACATTCAATAAAAAGGATACGGTTACTGATGTTTAACGATATCTTTCTACCACATCACGAGCCTGTAAATGATTACCTTTTGCATTAAAAGAACTTGACTGATGGATACGATGCAATACCAATGGCTCAGATAGATTGTAAAAGAAGCAACCTTTTCTCCACAACCGCAACCATAGGTCATAATCTTCTACACCGTCAACAGACCCGTCCCATAAACAATGTTCTTTTTTCACGAGACAACTGCTGTTGATGATAGGATTGACTTGCAGAAAGGAATGGGATCGTAGGTCACCTATAGGGATATCTGGTTGTCCATAACGCTCGCCAAAATATTGACAATGGGTTCCTATCACATCATACAAAGACATGAACGGTATCTGTTTTTCTAATTTTAAAGGTAACCATACGTCATCTACATCTAATAAAGCAATCCATGAAAACGAACAATGTGTCAACATTTCATTTAAGGTATTAGACTTCCCCTTGGTTGTAAGTTCCAAAACACGAATACGAGGGTCCTTTTCATATTGTTTGGCTATTTGGTATATAGTAGAGCCGGGTGGATGACCGTTAATCCCAATCCACAATTCCCAATCTTTACATGTCTGTTCCAATATACTGGTGACCGAAGTATCGATAAATTCTATTCCGTTATAGACCGGCATTAAAATGCTTATCATTATCTGAATAAAAGGAATGTGTTTAACTCAAAAAAGCCTGAAAGACAAACCATCTATTTTTTGTCTCGTCCGCCTCTTCAATCAAACGAAACTCGGATGGGTTGTTCAAAATACAATCGATAATAATGATTTGGTCGTCTTTTACCAGATGGTCGTTTTCGAAATAATGTGCTAATTTATTTGAAAAAGTAGTCGTCCACCAATCTACCTTCTTCGATGAAATCAAAAAGAAACCACCTGCAACAGTGACCCTATCAGGTGGAAGAGGAATATAGTTTCCCTGAGTATTATGTTGTATGATTTGTTGGAAGAGGTGTATGGTTTCTCTAGAACCAGGAAGACCATAATAAATCTTATCGATTTGCAGTTTGGTTACCTTAGAATGATTTGGCCACGACCGAAATTGATGAGGAGACAACAAAGGTTCTCTAAAATAACCAATATCACACCATGCATACCAATCACTCTTAAAATAGGTAGTTGTTTCTTTTACAAAGTGAACCTTTTCACTCCAAAGCAGGTTAAGTTTCCAGTCTGTTTTCCACGGGCTTTTCTCATTCAGTAAATCATTCTTTTCGTGGTTCTTTATCCACTGGTCCAGGTGTTGATATCCTTTAAACTCTTCCCATTCTTTCAATACAATCTTGACACGGTCTCGCTGAAACGGCTCCACGAAGGAGATACTCTCTTTGTTTGTATAAATGACCAGATGAAAATTTGCATTTTCTAAGAAATAGGTCATCCATTGTTTATATACATCCGCATCAAACTTAGAACGGAGTTGATACCAAGAGGTGGTAAAGGTAATCGACATAGAGAATGAATAGAGTAAAAAAGTAGATTTATAACGTACCTTCATTACCTAATGTAAAGGATGTATACGTACGTATGTAGTTTTGTATGGTATTTATTCGATTGAGATAGGTGTGATGATCTCTTACGAAAGTCATAAGTTTTACAACAGTCTCATGTTTTTCTGGAATTAATTCAAACTGTATACCTTTATTGATCAATTGAACAAAATCTGTGTCATAGATAAGTGCTCCATCAAACAAATCATGAACAATTGGATTATTCGTAATACCCATTCTTCCATAAGAAATATTTTTAAAAATTCTACAAGGTATATATCTTTCTATTAATTGTGCTTCTGATTGCAAAGCAGGAGAGATCAAGGAGGATTGAATTAGTTCAACATTTTTTTGGATAGAAACATTTAATGCAGAACTTTTATCAAAAGTAGCACCATATTGATTGAATTTTATATTATTTTGTATACATATTTGCATAAATACGTACCATATATTTGTGACACTTCCGATAAAATTTATCTCATTTGTTCGACTATTTTGAATGTCTGAGATACGTTCTATATTCTTATCTATCTCATCAGGCAGTAAATCAGTCGCCCAATACATGTACAAACAGTTATATCCATCTATGAGTGAATGATACTCATGTTTCTCTCCATCCTTTAATAGTGTATAAATTGTATCTTTGCAATCATCGCGAAAATCTCTGAGGGTTACCTTTAATATGATAATATTTTCCTTTGGTACTCCTTCATAATCACCCTTGTCTACATAATGAGACAAATAGAGACAATCTGTACGTAAGGGTATTTTTTTATTTACCTGATGTTCGGTAATAAATAAGGATCGACTAAAATCTATTCCGGATACATCATCATGATCATCGTACCAAGACGTATGATAACCAAGGAATTTAAACCCTAAATAAAACCCATTATGAATATAACTATGGGTATGTGTATGTAATTTATGACCCCATATTACGATTTGTGTAATCTCCATTACAAATAGTAATAATTATTATTGTCAATAATGACGAATACGGTTTAAGGTAATATTCGCGAATAGTTGTTCTCTTTTATTTTCTTTTCTTTTCTTGTAGACTAGCCATCAATCGGATTTATTTTGATATTTCATATCTAATTAGAACCCAGGCTCATTGACAAATACAGGGGTCTTGAGATCAACGCTTCTTAAGTACTCCGTTTTTAAGTACAATAACATAATCAAGATAACCGTGACCAAGAAACTGTCACGAAGTAGGTTGGGTTTCTCTGTATCATATTTTAGTTTCTCAAGGATAAGCTTCGCGACAAAGAATAGACCTCCAGCGATCAATCCTAGATAGATTTCCTCCATACAATCCTCAGGAATAAAAAAATACAACATCAAACGATTACAATTCGACGATTCCTAAATCAATTGTATCATTCTTGTCCATCTCGTCGAAACATAATGCATTGAGAGGAATGTCTTCCCCTATTTTAAATTCATCCTCTAGGGTCTCCAATGGAGGAAGGTCAAATGTTTCAACCTCTGGATTGAAAGAAAGTTTCTGTTTAGGTTCATCACTCTTCACTTCGGGTGGTTTCACGTCCATGAATTCTGTTATTTTTATTTCAGGTTTTGTCTGCAATATTGTCTCTAGCTTGGGTTCTGGGACAACACAAATGTCAGATTTAGTTTCTGGTTTGGGTTCAGGCTTAGGTTCTACTTTGGGCTCGGGCTTGACATCGGGATCCTTGGTGATGTACTCTGTAGACTCATCAATGTACTGTCGAAGTAAAGCCTCGACGGGTATTCTGTCTCGGACCGTATTCATGATACAAATCTGAACCAATAATTCAAATTCACGTGTACGCTTTTGCTTCTCTAGACCAGACACTTCCAGTTCAAAAAGATAAATCGAAGAATAGAGTTTACGTGCAACATTCGTGTATACTTGATGAATAAATAGACCAAAATCAGGTATATCAATATTCAGTTTCTTACTATCGGAACCTACTCGTACACAACTTAAAATCTTCATCTGAATGATGTGCACACACACCACCAAATCCTCCAGGTATGCACAATTACACAGCTTGACAATACGTTCTTTCTCTAGATCAATTGTCTGCTGGTTCCATTTTGGAATTCGGGTCAAGAGATTTTGAAATGTCATCAGGTACTTCTCCGGTTCCTCATTTTTGTCACATAACTGTACTGACTCATTGAAAATAGAACGAAACCCGTCCATGATATGAGGTGTCACGTAATTCATCAATAGGATGGACCATTCATTTTTTGATTCAGTGAGTATATTTGACGTTGTATCATCCATATATAGCTTTAGATAAAGAAATCATTTAGATTAAACGAAAAGACCTGGTTCAAAATGTTTAAGGATAAAAAAAAGGATCATCTTCTCGTGTTTAACCTTTTTACACAATTCCTCATAAAAGAAAGTAAATTCATTCTTTTCGTTATTCTTTTGTGAATAATGTTGTAATAATCTGTCACCGTGTATACCTTGTAGATAGAGTGTCTCGACCAAGTCTACTCCATTTCCTTGTGATTTCCATAGATCGTATTCAATCGGTAAATCAGGCAAAGATTGCATGATCATTTTGTTTGAAAAATAGACATGTACGAAACGTGAACAGATTGGGTTCAATAACTTATCCTTATAAGACGTGACAATAAAAAAACGGTTCTTGTTACTGTAAATCTCAATACACCGTCGCAATGAATACTGAGCATCAATCGTTAGATTTTCCGCATCATATAGGATGATACTCTTAAAGAGTTGGGGATGAATACATTGTTGTTTAACAAATTCCTTAATGTCATCTCGTATCATCTTAATCCCTTTGCACATGGAACATTCAATAAACATACAGTATTGTTGTTTCTCTTCAGGAGTATAAATCTCATTCAAGAATAGTTGTAAAGCCTTTCTTTTACCGGAATGGACTTCTCCATGAAACAGTAGATGAGGAATATTACGTGACGTCCGATAGGTGTCGAGGAGAGAACCGATCATTTCCATCTAAACTACCTTTCATTATTTCTCTATATGATATAATGAAACGAAGAGAGATTACCCTTTTTAGACAAACTATAACAAAAGAAAGCATGAATGAAGCATTACATGCTTGTTATGAAAACATTGCCTTTTCAACCTTTCCCTATCTATCTTATCATTTGTCTCAGTCATCTCATACCTTGGACAAATACCATTCCGGTAACTGTATCGC